ATTAGACATTACCTGTCTCCTTACACATAAGCTGTAACGACACGTCACGCTCTTGAGTATTAAGCACGGAAAGAATTTCAAATTCTCTTTTCCCAAACTTAACCTTCATTGTGGGTTTAATGCCTTCTATATGACGTAGCCATATTTGAGTGGTAACTTCAGACTGTACTTGCTTGGCTGAAAAATACTCTCGACCTGATAATGGTCTAACATCAGCCCAAACAGTAGCTACTCTCTTCCAGGTTTGAGTACTTGCACCGTAATCATTAACTTCATTAACTTGCCGCAACAAGGTAATTCTGTGACGTAGCTTTCCTATGTTCATATTAATCACCTACACATCTATAAAACGATAACGCTCAATGATGGCTTTAACAGTTGGAGGTAAATCAAAGTTTGTTACACCTTGCCCTTCGTTCCATCCACCACGGTTTTCATATAGGTAAGCGATCAGCATTAATATGGCTATTTTCAAATCACCAGTGATTTCTTGTGCATTAATCGGTTTTTCTTCGGGCAATGTATTCAAAAGCACTCTATTCGTGTGGTTCTCAACCATCGCCTTTGCTGCAACTAGATAGGCAGACAACAAATCATCTTCCTCATCATTATCAATGCGACATTGCAACTTAATTTCGTCTAGTGTGATTTCCATTCATCCCCCAAAAAAATGCGGCCATTTCTGACCGCACTTTTATCTATTTACCTGTTAATGCTTTAATTGCTGAAACATCTTCGAGTACGCAGTCAAAGCGATGGAATGCCAAGAAACCTACTTGGTCAAACTCTGCATAACGTTCCACTAAGCGACGTAATGTCATACCTGACACGCGACGAATGACGAATCGGCTGAAATCACCAAAGTAAGCAAATTTCTTACCTGAACCAATATCTTCGATGCCTTGATCAATCACATATTGATGGCCTAAGATGGTTGCAGGAGCAACGCCAGCCACATCAGGCAACCATAATGGACGTTTTTGTCCATCCACCATTTCTTTCAACGTTTTTAACGTATTGTCATTGAAAGCAAGGCGAGTATTGCCAACATTGCGATAGGCAGGATCTACTGAGTGGATCAATGCGTTAAAATCTTGCCATGCCACTGCTGCGGCTGCTGCTTGTGTTACACCAGTAACTGCGGTTTGCAAGCCTTTAGGTTGAGCAGGTGAGCCAACGCCAGTACCTTGGATAAGATATTTAGCTTCTGCACGACCAATACGCTCTGCAATTCGACGAGATAAATACTCTTCGATATCCACACCTGAATCTTGTAACAATTCGTTTGATACGCGGATAATTTTTGATGAGAGTTTTTTCGCACCAAGCTCAGCAGTGCCAAATTCAGTATCTAATTCAGTTGCTGCCGCATTTTCACCAATTAATTCACCTTCTTCAGCGGTGCCGTTTGCAGTCGCCCAAGTAATAACGCGACCGTCTGCAGTGTTAAGGATTTGAGCAACGCTCGCGATACCACCAAAAGCTTTCATTTGTTCAGCAATACGAGCCTGCATTTCTTTAGGTACGGTGTAGCCACCTTTATTGTCAGTGCCTGCCGCTTGTGCGCGAAGTTCCGCCATCACTTGACGTTCTTCTTGACTTAATTCGCCTAAGCCACGACGTAAGAACGAATTAAATGCTTGGGTTCGTTTAACTTCTACATCAATAACTGGTTTTGATTCAGTTTCAATTTGACGCTGTTCTTCAACAAATAAAGCATCGGTTGATCGTAATGATTCTTCGCGCTCAATTTGTGATTCAACACCGCCTAATTCGGATTTCATTGCATCCCACTTAGTACGCTGTTCTTCAGTCCATGTTTTTTCGCCAATTTCATCATTCAATTGACGCATTTGAGCCGCGATATTACGACGTTTTTCTTGAAGTTCATGTAATTTAGCCATGATTTTTCCTCTTTCTTTAAATGAAAAAAGCCGCATTATTGCGGCTCGTATTGATAAAAATTACTTTTATTTAGCGCTAATTAAGCTTAAGAATCGCTCACGTGCGGCTTTTTGTGATACCGCTTTAGCAATTGTTCCTGAGTCTCGAGCTTCTTTCCACGCTTCAAGTGAGCGAGCTGTACTGCTTGCTTCTTGGTAAGCGGGATAAGTCACAGGACTGACATCATAAAGGCGTGAAATTTTATGAATTTCACGGATGATTACACCATCATCATTTTCATACCATTCATCTCCATTACGTGCGATCTTAAACGCAAAAGATGATTGAGTAATATCACCACGTTTTAGCGGTGCAATAACTAAATCACGAATAGTTGGATTATCTGGTGCAATAATGTCGTATTTAAGACCTGTTTCATCGACTGATAGACTCAACGTACCAGCCTTGCTTCTCCCTAGAATGAAATTCGGGTCGTGATTAAACAACCCGCGCACATCATCTTCAAGTACATCATCAAATGCACCTGGCATAATGATTTCGCGAAACCCCCACATTACTTCAGACATAGTATTGAACACGGAACCATAACCGATAATGTGCGTAGGCTCATCATCTCGGCTTTCCGCTCGCACTTCGCCTGCGTAGGAGCGCTTTTCTACATCACTCATTTGTGTTCTCCGTTTGTTTATTATTTGCTTGTTTTGCCGCATTCACGCTAACCAACATTTCATCCAGCCCTTCAACCGGATTCATATCTTCAAGCTGACGAGCTTCATTTCGCGACATCCAACCATCAGTGATAGCCGCATGGTAGAACGTTGCTCGCTCACCCGCAGTACCACGCATAATCCCAGCAAGATTAAACTTTACGAAGTAACCCGCTTTACGCTCTGCTTCAGTAAAGATTTTTCGGTTTAGCTCTTGTTCCCAATTAACCACCCATGGCATCACGCTGAATCGAATAAACTGGATTGTCTGTTCTGATATGTTGGAAAATGTCGCTTTCTCCAAATCGTTGATCATGTGTGCTGGAACATTAAAAATACCTGCAATCTCGGAACGATTCAGTTTCATCATTGAAAGCAGTTCAGTATCGACTGGTGATACGGTCAAAGCCTTATAATCAAGTTCGGCAGGAAGTAATATTGTTTTATTTTCTTCACTTCTCAGCTTTTCTTGTGCGGTCTGCCACATCTTTTTAAAGTTTTCCCACGCATTACTGTTCAGAGGTGTTTTAACTGAAAGAATACCTGCAGGACGAGCATTTCCACCGAAGAAACCGCTAGCAAATTTTCGAGCATCTAACCCCAAGCCAATCGTCTCAGCATGAGTTTGGATTACTGATTTACCTGTTTTTATTGATGGCCCGAGTGATTTGATGTGTAAAACATCATCTGGAGATAAGCTCATTGTCTTATCGTCACCGTAGTAAGCGTAAACATAGCGACTTCCGTTTTTAAGCAACTGCACTTTCCACGGCTCTAATGATTCAAGCGAGACAACTTCACCGTTTTTATTACGAACAATATGGATATAAGCATTTCCGTACAACAAAACAGAACTTTGTGCATATTCGCGCAATTTATAAGATGTCTGCCAATCGTTAGGGCTATCATGTAGAAGGTAATATGCTGGATGATCTTTTACTGTTTCTACTTTATCACCGCTCTTATACTTAACGTGCAGTGGTAATTGTGCGACAGAACTCGATAACACATAAACGCAAGCATAAACAGCAGATAACTTCATTGCCAAATCAGGACTAACCGATTTAGTCGGCTGCATTCCAAATATTTCTTCGTAAGCTGATTCAGCACTTAATGGCACCGCTGGATTCTCCAGTGAACGAGTGCTAAATAATTTATCAAAAATCATTGTTTACCTCTCGATGCCAAAATAGTTAAAAGCAGTAATAATGCCCCACTACCAATTAATGCAATATCTGCCCCATATTTGAGATACACTCCATAAAACATCAAGCCAAAGCCTGTTAGACCTAAAAGATCTAAAATGACAGTTCTCATAGTTCCAATACCTCATTTGGGAAAAAGTTTTCATCATCAGTGCTCAACATAATGCGACCGATTGCCATCATTAAAGCCACCGCTCCGTCTATTTTGTTTTCAGGAATTTCTTTAATTGGACGCACGACATCATCATTCCCTGGAACCGTCTTGCCAACCACGTTACCAATACACCACGTCATAATTGGATTACCGTCATGATGGAAACGGCCTGATTCAATTGCCGCTTCCAATTCTTTCATTGGGTCAGATAAGTTGGTGTAGTTTTGTGTAATGGTTATAGGGTTAAGTCCTTCATCAGCTAAGTTATGGCTGATTGCTATCGCTCCATGCGGGTCAATCGCGACACAAGAAACTCTATGCTCTTGATTGGTATCTTTGATGACTTCTTCGATTTCTCGATAATCAACTTCCGCACCATCTGTTGCAGTTAAATGCCCACTGTTTACCCATTTTTGATATTTGTCCACCACTCGTTTTAAAGCGGTATCAGTGTTATAGATAGTATCTTCCGGAACGAAGAATTCTGGAGCAATACAATAATAATGCCGCTTACCATCAATAACCCTAGCAAACACTTTAACAAGCGAGTTCATATCAAGCTTACGCGCCATATCAAGGCCAAGCACAACATCATCACCTTGGAAATCTTCAAGTGATAATGTTTCATCCTTGCAGTTTTCCCAACTCACCATGTTAAAATAGCTTTCTTTCGCAGACACCCATACATTCAAGTGTTTAGTCTTGAAAGTATTGGTCAGACGTGCATTATTAATTGCTTTGTTTTGCTGACTAATTAGGTAGTCACCATACACTGACACATCAAAGTTTGGATTTGCTTTACGTAATACGCTTTCATCTGTCCAATCATCATCTTCATCAATTGTATAGATGATTCCAAATAGCTCCTCATTAGGAATTGCACCGGATAATTTTTCAATTACTTCTCTGCGTTTGTCGTAACAAGGACCTTCGATGTTATAACCTGCAGTCGTAATGATAAACATAAGCGGTTGTTTACGCGCCCCCATACCAGTCAACATTGTGGTATATAGCTCATCATTCTTATGCTCATGGTATTCGTCCACTATCGCACAACTAGGTGATGCACCATCACCAGGTGAACCGATAAGCGGCTCAAACCGAGAACCGTCAGCGGGTCTATTTAAGTTTGACGCATTGACTTCGATGCCGAAAGTCGAGCAAAGTAGATCGGTTTTCTTACACATCAATCGAGCAGGACGGAATACTTCCCACGCTTGTTTTTCTGTTGTTGCACCTGAATAGACTTCCGCACCAAACTCATTATCCATGCAGAACATATACAAGCCGACACCTGCAGAAATAGCTGATTTACCGTTTTTACGGGGTACTTCAACATAAACTTCACGGTAACGACGCAGATTGTCGCTTTTACGTAGCCACCCGAAAGTATTTGCCATAATGAAGAGTTGCCAAGGTTCAAGCGTGATATTTTGTCGCTTTGATGCCCATTCGCCTTTTGTGTGCGGCAGATATTGAATGAATTTACACGCTTTTTCAGCCTTAACTTCATCAAAATAATAAGGAAATTTAACCGCACTTTGATTTTCTAAATCATCAATGAACTGCTGACAGTTTTTTACAATAAATCGGCAAGCGGGAATTTTGCCAGCAATAACATCTTTGGCATACTTAATTGCCTTTTTTACATTATCTGTCATTGCATTAACTCCGCGAATGGATTCTCAATTTTATTATCGGCATTTCCCACTAATCGAGTGCGACTACTTGGATCTAAACCAAGCAATGAGCCAAACTTAGCCATATCAGCCATCGCTTCCTTTAGCGTGGTAAACGCTGGATTGCGTTTAATACCAGCATCAGATTCAATTACGCTACCGAATTTCTCAATATCACGATTAGCTTGCTTTCTGTTTTGGTAAGCAATGCAGTAATTTGCAACAGTCTGCAAATCTGTTTTGAGTAATACTTTTTGCGGGATCAACTCTTTTAACACAAAGACCCACATTGTTTTGCCGTTCTCGTCTAGGTCATCTGGTGGCGGTGTATGCTCATCAAATTCGCTAAACTGTGGTTCATCTTTATTTAATTTTCGCTTACCAGGATTGCCTTGACGCTCTTTCACTGCTGTCGGCTTAGGCTTTCGCCCCCTACCTGAAACGAGTGCTTTTCCTGTCATTTTGGCTTACCTTTAAAATCTTAATTTCGCGGTTGTAAAAATTGAGTTAGGTGGGCGGTTTCGATAGGCAAAACCTATAGAGATTTTACCACCCCCTCCCCTTACAAAAACAACCGCACTTTAAACACTATTTCAAGCGTTCTCGCGCTGTTTTGAATTTATGGCATGAATTACATAAACTTTGTAGGTTAGTTAAGTCATCGCTACCACCGTGAGCCTTAGGCGTTATATGGTCAACAGTTGTAGCTGTTACAAACAGACCTTGCTTTAAACACTCTTGGCACAGATAGTTGTCTCGCACTAACACAACTGATCTTATTTTTCTCCATTGAGCTCCATAACCACGCTGAGACGATGTCTTTCCTTTCTGATGTCTTTGCCAACCACAACCTTGATGTTCATCACAATAACCATTGCTGTTGATTGTTGTATTCTTACAACCTTGCTTTCTGCATGCTTTAGGTATTCTTGCTGGCATAGTTCCCACCAAAATAAAAAAGGCGAGTATTGTCACTCACCTTTTATTTACTTAACTTCTCTGTTTGCCACTCCCGAATTTTATCAATTCGGTTTAAACACATGTCGCGTTCTCGCTTTAAAATTACCGCGTACTTTGTTACATCACCATAAGTATCACCAGCAAATGCCGTCTTATCTAAATGAGCGGTCAACGCTGCAGGTACTTGAGAGCAACTCATTACAACAGGTTTACTGGCGCAAGAACTCAATAACATTGCTAGGAGCATTAGTATTAAAAGCACTGCTAGCTTTAATTTGTTTCGGTATAGATTTGATAACTGCATCTGATTTACTCCTTGCATCTGACTCCACCTGACTTAGCTCAAATGTGAGCTGTCTATTTCGCTCAGCATCTTCTTCTAATCGAGTGATCGTTTGACTTTGTGCAGCAATTGTTTCTTGGTGTGTTTTAATCTTTCCATTCAATCCATCAATAGTTACTGACTGATGATGAATCCAACCACTCAATGCAAGAATTACAAACGCAGAAACAACGGAGCACACCAATAAAACCTTTGTGAATCCGTTACTGATATATTGCCCGATACCAATCATGTTAAACCCCATAATAAATAGCGGTGCGGTTTAGGCTCTTTTGTTTACGCTTTCGCCATCTGATTTAATAGCTCCCATAACCGCACCGGCTAACCTTTACTTATGTAAATCAGATAAACATAATGCCTTTTCTTTTTCTCTACGTGAAACTAAGCCAGGTAAAACTTTTCCACCAGCTTTATTCCACCTTGGATATTCATTACAAGCTAACTCATACTTGCCTGAATTAAGGTATTTAAATAAGGTTGATTTTCGAACTGCACCACAACCAACGTTAAAAGTAATAGATACTGCAGAATCAAATACAGACTGTGGTAACGCTCGACCATTTCCATAAGCCAATACACATTTCTCAGCCACTTGAATGTCATTCTTCCAGCGTTCTGCTATTTCTAAATCTGTATAACGATGTTTAGGATCTATTGGTAAGCCACTGTATTCAGTTGATCCAATGCCAACAGTTAATACATCGGCAGGGCATTTATAAGGATCACGTCTGCACCCTTCAGCATTACCAATGATTTCAGCCCCGGCAGGACTAAGAATAAGCTCATCACCATAAGAACTGTACATTGTTAGGATGATGGCTGATACTCCGCATATACTTCCTGCAATCCCTAATCCAGCTCTAGTCTTTGCTAGCTTCATCTCTAAGCCCTCTTTTTAAAGCCTGAACCTTTAAGGCATGCAATTCTTCTTCGCGCTCTTCTGCTCGTCTTGCCGCTCTGCCTTCGTAGCATTTTGAATAAGCATTAACTAGTGCGGTAACAATACCAATCACTAAACTTAATATCATTAAATTGTTTTGATCACTTAGCCAAGCAAGAACACCGGAAAAACCTGACCAAAAATATGTTTGATTCCCTGCATCTTTAAACATTCTCATACTCCACCTCGCAATTGCGGGGCAATAAAAAACCCCCGATGGAGAACCATCAGGGGTTTAAAAATCAATTCTGCGTTTGTAACGTGCAAAAAACGCACTATATCTTATATGATACACATTTAGTCTAGACTGTCAAGCGGTTTTATTTAAAAATTTTAAACAACCCAAATACACTCACTCCCACCACTCACAATCATTAGCATTAAAGATGTCTTTACAGTTTTTAGTCGGTTGAAATATTCCGCTTTTGAAATACGTAGATAAGTCAATATTTCTTGCTTTTCCCAGCGCTTAATGTAGGTCAACACAAACACATCATAAAGCTCAGGTGTTAGTTTGCGTATAATACCAAGATAACCATCAATTCTTAAACCAAGGTCATCAGAGATAGAATTAATGCGATATTTATGAGCGTAACGTGCTTCACATTTCATTTCTGCAAATCCAGCGGCAACACGTGGAAATTCTGTTTCATGTCTTGGTGTTGCCCAATAACCGAACTCAACAACAATTACATCAATATCTAACATACTATCTCCTTAATCGACACTAAAACCTTTCCACCTTTTACTACACATTTGCGTACAATTCGCAAATCATCAATAACACTATCGTCCACCAACACGCCCGCTTTCACTAACGCATCTAATAATGATTTAAAAAGATTATCCAAATCACGCATTCTTCTATCCGGCATAAATGCTTCCACCACCACTGCAGCACGAATACCCGCTGGAAATCTTGCTGAGCGTCTAGTCATCCACGCAACCTGTGCAGCATAAGCGCGTCCTTTCGCGCTAATTAATGTTTTCCCATTTACTCTGCGCCAGTAAGTATTAACCGAAGGTGGAAATGGTAGTTCAAGTGTTATCGTTGTCATAGAAATCTCACTTTAAAAAAGACCGCACTTTTGTTTGTTAAACTATTAATCAATCACTAATGCACCAATCTTGATGGAGTATAAAAAGAACTTATGCCAAAGCTCTATTTGTGAACCATACTTTTCTTCAAATGCTTTTACGTTTTGATGTAATTCATTGTGATGAATTCGGCAAAGCGGAATACAATCCAAATCATCTGCTTTACTTCCCATCACACCATTACCATGACCAATTAAATGATGTGGATCATCTGCTTGTTTACCACAACATACACAAGGCTGAGTTTTTACCCAACGTAACCATTTTTCAGAACGGATATATTGTGGCTTTGGTCTTGCCATATATTGAAGTGGCGGATCATCATCGGCTTTTAAATTTAAAATGGCTTTATCTAAACGGTCCATGTGATAAATAAGAGGATCTTCAAAACGAGTGGAGCTTTCTTTATTGTCTCGTTCGTAATTTTTAACACTAAAAACCTTTCTCAATAACGCATCACTTAATAAACGTTGAAGTCCATTCTTAAAACAATACAGTACTAAATCTGATTCCGTTAAAGGGCGGGCATGCTTTAAATCCACTTGGATTTTTGCAATGATTGCTTGCTCTATATTTTGTTCCACCACCAACGATGCTTTTTCTGCATCGTAGTTTCCTTTGCGCATTTCTGTATCGTGGTGCCAACAAGTTCTAATAAAACCGTCTAAGTGAGGAGTAATGGTTAATTCTTTATGGCAGTATTCACCATCACTCAACTGACAATGCTTAATACTGGCCACAAAATTCATCAACGCTTTTTTTGTAAGTAATTTTGACCACACTTCCTTATTTTTTAAGAAATCCACCACCAACGGTGGAAATTCTTCACTAATAGCCCCTTGCCAATTAACTACACCCGATTCCTTATGTTGTAATTCAGTAGGCTCTGGCATTAACACCATTCTCTTCGTCATCACCTGTGCAGCATTGCGCGGAATTCTAAACATCATTAAACCAAGGTCTGATTGTTTATATGGTGTCAACAACAATACTTGCATTAATGCCCCCGCAACGATCCTTTAATGCTTGCAATAATCTCTGCTTGACGTGTTTTTGAAACTGGCATTGATGTTGCTTGCGATGGTAATTGTTTTGTTGGCTCCGGTAACACTTCACCATTTTTTAAACGGTCTGCCATATTGCGTAAGGCCTGTTTAATTTCTTTGCGTAACTGCTCTACCGACCAAGTGTATCTGCGACAACGGCAATACAAATCAGTGATCAACCAATATTCCACGGTAGAATTGAATTTAAATTTATCTACATCAGCCATGCCATAACGTTGAAAACTGGCTAAACGCTGTGCTAATTCTTCTTCTGACGGTAAATCCATCGGGATTTTGCACCATTCGATGAAATCAAACAGATTTGGAAAATAATCATTTCTTGCTGCACGAACTCTTGCTAATCCACGCTCTAACATATCCACAGATAAAACATCATGATTCACTAGCTCTTCAATCCAAATAAACTTCGCTTCTTCCAATGCTTCGTCTGTTGGGTAGTTATAGCGCCAACGGTTGCAGTAAGCACACAAGCGATTAAATAACTGATTCACTAATTCTGAAACATGAGTATTTAAATCAACCCCTGAAACGCAATTTTCTTGTCTGATTGCCACGTTCATTTCAACATCCCCATTTTGCGTAGTTTTTCCGCTACTTGCGGATTACGAATTTGAATTTGTCTGCCCTTTGCCCAATCGGTGCTTTTGCTTGCCGGGTTTGGTGCACTGCCTTTCGGTTTTAACACCGTACCATCAGCCATCACCCAAGCACCGTCTCGCATTTCTGGTCTGCCCTTGTTATCCCAACGCTCTGAGCCGACAACATACTCACCGAAGTTTGTTGGACGGAAAATCGTACTTGGTCGGAGATACTCAACCATTTTCGGATCACGGCCCCATTTCGACACGAGATAATCCACCACACGTTTACACACACCCAAATCGAATTCAGCCAATCGAGCACCAATCGCTTGTTTTGTTTTGTCAGTGAGCTTGTAGCCTGTTGGTTTACGTTCGCCTTGCTCTTCTGCAAGATTTGCCAATGCCATGTTCAAATAATCCAACACAACTTGCTCAGCTGGGGGGACTATAGGGGGGTTATTTATATTTGTTTTATTATTTGTTTTTGTAGGGTGGCGTTTTTCGCCAGGGGTGGCGGTGGCGTTTTCCGCCACTGGTGTCGTGGCACTTTTCGCCACTGGTGGCACTTTTTGTAACTGGTGGCACTTTTCGCCACTGGTAGCACTTTTCGCCACTGGTTTATTTTCAACGTTAGGAAGGTCTTTCACTAAATAGAATTCAGTCGTTCTTCCAGCTGTTTTAACAGTACGAATCAAACCAACTTCTTCAAGCTCTTTAAGGATTTCATAAATAGTTTTGTCTCGGTTAATGCCAGTGAATTGTTTAAATTGCTCAATAGAAATAAAATCACTCTCTTTCTGCCAACCAGTCGTTTTACGAGCCACCAACAAATAGGCCTTTACAGCGTTACCAGAAAGGGCAAACATCACTTCATCTACAAAAGCATTAGGGATCTGAAAAGAATTAGGGATAAATTTGCTCATAGCATTAACTCCGAAGCGTAACGTTGTGCGATCCATTGAATACCTTTCGATGTCACGCGAGTTTGTGTAAAGTTGTGACCGTGCTCTGCTGTACCTGTTTTCACTGTAAATAAGCCACGGCTTTGTTTATCTGAATATGGAATAAGATTGCCTGATTGACGATATAACGCTTTATCTCGCTCTAGTGCAGCTATCATCGCTTTCTCTGGCATATTTAAGATTTTTGCCGTTTCGCGTAATGATTTTGTTGTGCCAATATCAACATAAAGATCTACAAAGTCCGCTTTAGGTTTCATCGCTTTATTCTCTAACGCTAAAGCTTGTTTCTCTTTCTCTGATGCCACCAACTGCTCTAAGGCTTGAAGATAATTCTGTGGTAAAAGTGCGGTCGGATTTTGTTGGTTTTCTAACTCTTGCCAACGGTCAATAACTGCCGCGGTGAATTCCGGTGAAAACTGAGCAACTAAAATATAAGTGTCGCGCTTATTCAAAAAGTACTCATAGTAGATTTGACCATTCTGTGGGTGGGTGTACGGTTTCGGCTGATACCCCCCAATCACACCTTTTGAAATAAGCGTTTCAATGCTTTTACACACGTCACTATGTCTAGAATTAACAAGTTTTGTTATTTCTCGACTGCTCATTGTTAATGCACTTGCATTTTTATCATTAATCGGTAATAATTCATTCATCTTGTGAACTCCTTGTGAGTGTAATTAACCACGGTGGCCGCCGTGGTTTTTTATTGCCGTTTATTAAGTGAAATCACACACTCAATAGAATGTTGTGTTGCAGATAAATGTTTATTTAATAACTTGCGGATCAAATCTTCTTCACTACGGGTAATCTCACCATCAGCAAGCGCGCTTTCTAATGCTTCAAATAACAATCCACGAGCTGATAACTCATGTAATTGAATATTTGCCATTTCTACTGCATCTAAATCATCTGCACAGGTATCAGGTACAAAGCGTCCACCAGCTGCACGGCATAATTCTTCAATAAATTGTGTGCAACCATATTCAAGCTGAATAGCGATCAACTCTTCATTTTTGAACCGTTGGCCCTTTGTTTGATAAAGACGATTATTTAATTCACTTTCAGTAAATCCTAAGAATCCAGCTACCGCGCTTTTACCACCGGGTATCTGTTCAATCATCTCTATAATGGTTTGTTTCATTGCCATAATTTTTGCCTTATTTTTATGGTTTT